TGGATGTACAAGGAGGTGAATTAAATGTTTTACTCGGCGCATCAAAAACACTTAAAAATATTGACTACGTAATGACAGAAGTTAATAAAGATGAATTATATAAAAATTGTGCTCTAATTGAGGATATAGATTATTTTCTTTCAAAATATAATTTAAAGAGAGTAGAAGAAAGTTGGGCTGATCCATTTTGGCACTCCAATAGTGAACAGCCTGTGTGGGGAGATGCTCTGTATATAAAAGAAAAATAACAGGTATGAGAAAGATATTACTAGTTGTAGCAGTATACCCTGAAAAAATTCAAAACATTTTTGACAAATATATTTCTCCTAGAAATAAAGAATATGCCTTAAAGCATAATTACGAATATATAGAGATAAATGATAGAGAACAGATCAAAACAAAAATACAACAAAGAAGAGAAAATCCAAGTTGGACAAACTTCCTCATGTATGATGATTGGTTAGATAATAATAATATTAATGATGGTGATTTAATATTAACTCTAGACGCAGACATGTTTATGGTTAATTTAGACTATGATTTTGCTACAACAAAATCTTTTTCGTATTCTATCGATTCAGGTAACACGCACTGTATGGGTTGGCATAGTATAAAAATAAATGAATGGTCTAAACAGTTAATTAAAAATATGGTTTCGGATGAAAGACATAAAAAGCTTAGACATATTATACATCCTAATTCCGGGACCTCGTTTTGGGATATGTTTAGTGAGCAAGCAAGTTGGTATTCTCTTGCTGGTATAACAATGCATAGCGATATACCATATTTTAAAATTAAAGACTTTGGTTGGAATAGTGATAGTCAACAAGATCCACAGTATACAACACAAGAATTATATAAACATGTAGAGATTAAAGATACAAGATATAATGTTACAGAATGGCCCGGTGAAAGTAATTGTGATTATAATATTAATAAACTATCAAATCCAAAAGATGTTATTTTAAGACATTTTGTAAGTGGTCAATTATGGAACGATCAGATGATAGACTCAGGTAATTATATCAACCTAATAAACAGGTGGAAGCATGTTTAAGTTGAATAATAATCAATATATCATATAATCATTATAATGATTATTAAAGAAGGCGTATACGATGGAAAATTAATTCACGAGAGATTTGCTTACAAATATTTTCGTAAGCAGGTATCACCATATGGTAATATTGTTGCATTTAGAGCTCCTATGTATGTTAAAGAGGAACTCATTGATCTAGAAGATACATTAAGTAATGACTATATTCACAGTCAAGACGCTATAAATTTTTGCTGGGAAATTCCTAATTTATGTCCATTTGGTGCAGTTTCATTTCAAAGACTGTTTAATACTGCAATTGCTAATATTTTATCTAATATTATTCAAAAACCTATCGTGGTAGATGGTGATGATTTGTTAGTTCAAGATGAGTTTGTAGGTGTTGATAAGCAAGTTCGACAGTCTGGTAAAGTAAGTGTTTCGATTACTTACTCGAAAGATAGTGTAGCTGTAGGTCATACCGGTATCAATATTGTAGCTGGTGATAAAGCTCCTGCGTTTGCTTACTCTTCTAATCTATCTGAGAAAAAGGCTGAAGAGTTTATGACTGCTGTAATTGATTACTTTAATAATGAAGTTGCTGATCAGTTTGTTGCTACTACAAAAGTAATTGTATGAATTTTTTTCAACTGCAAAATAAATTATTTTACTCTAAGAAAGATAAAGCGCAAGATTTAGACGCAGAAGGTGAACAAGCATTCGTACCCTTCTTGTTTAATCGCTGGCTCTCTTTCTATAATAACGATATGTCGGTCTTTACGAATGAGACATTGAATAAATTCAGTACTATATTTGAAAATAAACAAGACGCTTATAAATTATATTACTATTTGATTCCACGACTGAAATTTAAAAGAATATCCTACATTAAAAAAATAAAAAAGGATAAAGATGAGGAAGAAAACTTAAACTTACTCGCAAAAAATAAAAATATTTCAGTTCGAGAATTGAAAAATTATATTAAAGATTATGAGTAAAACAGCGTTAGTTTTAGGAGCTGGTGGATTTATTGGCAATCATTTAGTATCACGTCTTAAAAAAGAGGGATATTGGGTAAGGGGCGTTGATTTAAAGTTACCGGAATATAGTACATCTGAAGCAGATGAGTTTATATCCGGCAATACTGGTGATTTAAGAAGTCAAAATAATTGCACACGTATAATTAAATTTGATGGTGTACAAGGTAACTTTTTTAATAACGTACCGGAACAGCATAAAACGCCATTCGATGAAATATATCAACTAGCTGCTGATATGGGAGGTGCTGGTTTTATTTTTACTGGAGAAAATGATG